TCCAGTGTCTCTACTAGAAATACCAAATGCTACAGTAGCAGGCATGTTACCACCGCTGTTCTTAGCAGCATCAGAACCATAGAAGTTTTGGATAATTGGTGCTGCCTGTGGAGTAAATGCGGCAGTTGCTACTTGCTGAGAAGCAGCAGATAAAGGATTTCCAGTCTCAGCAGCGGCAGGTGATACACTACTTTGGTCTCCAATTGAAGGAGTAATAGAAGCAGCTGCTTGTCCAGCAGAACTTCTAATCATATCTGCTTCATGCTGACGACGACCAGCATTAATTCCTTTGTCATCACCTTTCAATCCCTCAACTGCTCCAGCAATTGCTTCTATATTTCCATTTGTTGATTTAGCAACTCTAGTAACTCTTTCAGGAACACTACCGTAATTGTATGCGATTGATGTTAGTGCTGCTTGTGCTGCTGCTGGCAAGTTATCCCAAATATCAGGACCAACTGCTCGTCTTGCCTCTGGCATGAATTCTGTGCTAATCCTTCTATCAATATCACGATCAGCATCTGCTCTAGTAATATTAACACCCTGCTGAACTCTTTTTACTGTACCATCAGCAAGAGTATAAGTATCACTGCCATATCCAGCACGATAAGCATTTACATCCCAATAAGGTGTTTCTCTAAAACCTTCTTTATCTACAATAAGAGACCTTGCCATAGAGACACTATCAGTACCTGTAATTGGTGGTAATGGTGGGGGTGGTCCTACCATTGGTGTTTTTGATTCTACTCCATCATTACCAGTAAAGAGTCCTAAGGGATCCCACCATGCTCTACCATTACCAGTGTTTGGTGAAGATGGAGTATCATCATTTCCACCTCCACCAAACAATTTACCAAACCACCCAAAGAGTCCATTATCTGCTTTTTTAGCAAATTCTTCTAAACCTGCTGATTGAATTTTTGCTACATCACGAATTCTACTCTTCTGAGCATCAACAAAAGCATTACCAAACATCTCAAATGTCTTTTTACCTCTGGATCCCTCTAGTGGGAAAACACCCTCAGTTCCTGCCTCACCAACTAGACCCGCTGTTGGTTGTGTAATAATACCACCACTAGCAAATGGGGTCATACCAAAATCTCTAGCAAGCAAAAATGCGTCAATACCAGCACCTGCTAAACCACCAACACCAGTAGCACCTAAAATACCAGAAGTAATTTCAAGACCAGCACCCAAGAAGTCTCCCTCTAAAGCACGTTGAATACCAAATACAATACCAGCAACACCAGCAATTACAGGAATCTTTTTGAGGATTGATTTTCCAAGTCCTTTGCCAAGCATTTTCGCTAAAGGACCATCTGCTGCTCCTAAAGCTCCTTTAATAACATCATCGCCTTGTCTAACTGCGGTTGGGACGGCATCTCCAGCTCTTGCTCCTGCTACTGTAGATACTCCAGCAGTTTTTCCAACTTCAGCAATTTCACCTGCCATTTCTGGAAAAGCTCGTTTGAGAGCATCAGCCTCAGAAAGACCCTGAGCTCTTAATTTTTTATATTGTGCTGCAGCAGTTTTAGATGTAGCATCAGGAAATAATGTTTCACCTATTTTAGAAGGATCAACACCAATCCTTTTTGGAGTTTTCTTTATGTTATTTTTGGGAAGTTTTGCTGCCGCTGCTTGTGCTTCTTTTACTCTTTGTATAGCACGAGGTCCGCCAGTTGCTAAAGTTTTTGCTATTGCTGCTTCACTAATATTTTTCGCAATTCCAGCACCAACTCTCGATGCCTGTAATGTACCTCTAATATTTCCAGCTTGCTTTACGGTCATAAGACCGCCCTTTGCTGCCAATCCAGCACCTGCTCTTAATGCTTGTGGAGATCTTTTGACTATTGATGATCCAAAGCTCTGGATTGCTTTTTGAGTTGCTCCAGGTCCAGGTCCTAATAATCCTGCTGGACCTCTACCACTCGCCAATCTCGATGGTGAATAACTAACGTTCCCTGAAAGATCTTTGCCTCTTTCTAACTCTGCTTCTTCTATTGACGCTTTGTCTTTTCTCGCTAATTTCTCGAAGAAAAGTTGCTGTCTCTGTGCGATTGCTGTTTGCTCTTTTGTAGCAGAAAGCAAATTCATACTTACAAAAGTAAGTCTATCAATCGCTTGTACGATTTGATTACTATCATTTACAGGAGTTGCACTAATATCAATAACTTGATCACCGACAAATCCTTCTGGTTTTAGTCTCTTACCACCAAAACCCATCTTTGTGATAGCACCACCCCTAACTTCAGGGTTTGTTGCTACAGCCCCAGGAAGTGCTTTTGGATTTCTACCTGCTAATTTACTATAAGATCCACCCGTGAGCATCTTCTGTGCTCCCACTGGCAATCTGGGAGCTGATTTTCCTGCTTCTAGTGCTGCTGTTTCTTTATCTTCTACCTCTATCTTCGCGGCAACCATGTCCGCGACTTGTTCCTTTTCGTCGCGTTTGTCCAGATACTTTTTTACAGCATTAACAATACCACCAAGGTAATCAACCTCTCCTCTGGTGTCTTGATAAGATAGAAACCCGTGTGCCATTACTGTTTAGCTGCTTCTTGTGCTTTTTTGAGTTGTTCCAAATGCTGCATCAAGAGACTTGTATAAACTTGTCTCTCCCAAGGCATCATATTCTCAATTTCACTCAAACTATATTTATGGTGCTGCATTAAAGCAAAGTTAGTCTTATAGTACCCTTCCAAGGTATTATGGAAGAGTGCTATCCGAAAAAAGACGCTAACCCCGAGATAGTAAATTCTGAAGGTTCACCTGTTTTTGGATTTTTGACAGTAAACGAGTGTTCTAGTCTAGGAGTAGATTCAAAGAATTCTTGAATTTTCTCAAATTGACTATTCGTAAGACCTTCTACAAACTGAACAAATTCTTTCTTACTAGTAGTAGAACTGTCATATACATCTTCAGCATCAAAAATCTGATCAATACAACTAGCAACAATATCAACAATACCGTCAGCAGTCGCACCTTGACCCATAATAGATCCAGTAACAAATTCTTTCCATGCTGGATATTTCATAATAACACCAAGATCATCGCTTAGCATGATTTTGCTATCATGACCTTCTGGTTTATTAACCTTTACTTCGGTCAAATTAAGATTATACCTTACCTGAGTTTCATTATCATCTCTACAAGTAACGTTCATTTCAACAACTTCGCCAACTGATACAGCGCGAATTTGAAGGAAAATATACTCTAAGTCAAAAATTGCCAAATCTTCGATTTTCACCCTAGATTGAATACAACCTTTCAATAGGGTTTTAACCGCATTTTCAATCTCCTTCTCGTCTTCTGTCTCTAATGCTAACAATAGCAGTTTTTCTTCTTTTACGACAAATGGACGATATTTGATTTTTTTGCCATTAGACGGAATTTCCAACTCATAGGTTGGAAGCACAACTTGTGGTAATGCCATTATGTTTAGACCAGATCATATGTATATTTAGCGCGACTTTTTTACCCAAAAATTAGCGGAAAAAATTTTCCCACTTTCATGGAATCAAAAAATCGATTTTAGACTAGATTAAATGAAAAACTAATCCTAGGAGTTACCTTGTTTAAATTTTGTTGAACACTATGTTCTAAGAAGCTAGGGAACAACAATAACAGACCTTCATGTGGCGTCACACCAAATTTATTCCACGAGTATTCATTTGGTGTTTTAGAATATGGCAACCAATAACTATCAATCAACTTACTACTTTCGCGTACAAATTGAATTTGTCCGCACCGAGCAGGACAACTAACATAATAAGCACCAGATATACAAGACTGAGGGTGAGTATGCGCCGTGTTAGAGTGTCTATATTCGTTAATGTTTAACCAAATATTCCCAATTTCTAAATTAGATCTCAATCCCAACTCTTCACAATACAAAGCAGTATGCTTAAGAATATCATTCATAAGCGGTTGCACTATGATTTTGTCTTTTAAATTGCTGGAGTGGTATCCACCTTGATTTGATTTAAATTCTGCCTTAGTTTTTCTAGCAATTGATACACACTGTTCTATAGTAAAATGCTTTTCCAAATCAAAAGCGTATAACGAATCATTAAATATTGTTTTTATCATTTATCTAAAGGCTTCTGCTGTTTTATTTCCCGTTCTTTCAACCACCTGACCGTTAGGTAACAACCAATACTGCTTAAAAACACCAGGACCAATTTCAACTTCACCAGCTAGTTTACCAGCTGCTGGAATTTGAGAATCTTTAATTTTGGTGACATCTCTATTAATAGTGTAATGTCTCTGGTATTTAAAGTTTGCTGTTACTTTTGTAATTTGAGACGTACCATATTGTAGTGGAACAGCGTCAATAGAGTATGGATACGCTCTTTCCAAAACATATGTGATAGGTTTCCTTTCAGTAGGTGATAGAGGACCAATTTCAGTTTTTGTAATCAGAATTTTAGCAACATATTCATCGCTATAACGCAATCTAGTAATTCTATTCTCATTTAGAGTTTGTCCCTCTTCTAATCCACCCTCCATAAAAATTTTACTGTGCCACTCATTAAGATACTTCAAAACACTTAGATTAGCATCTAACATGAAACCTAACTGCAGTTCTGTAAATATCCTAGTGTGTGGATAATCAACAGAACCCAGACCAGTGTAGAGTCCATTCTGTGTTCCAGTCGCTGTATTTACATTTGGTAACTGTGCCTCATCGCACATAAATGCCACAGTTTCACCATACACATCCTCATTTGGGATTGATACTGGTGCTCCCTCAAACATAACCACAAAGTTATTCGAGAATGACATTCCGCCATTCTTCGCCATTGATGATAAAAAGCGATTGATTGACACACTAAATACCTATGTTGGTCCTTCTATATTTATGGCGTACTCTGGATTTTACAAACCTGTAAATCCTGGTAAGTATCGTGGCAACCCAACTAACATCGTTTATAGATCACTATGGGAACGAAAGTTCATGGTGTTCTGTGATAATAACCCCTCGATAATAGAGTGGGGGAGCGAGGAAATAATTATTCCATACCGTGCTCCCGATGGTAGAGTGAGACGATACTTCCCAGACTTTTACATCAAAGTAAAAGAAAAAACTGGTAAGTTAACCAAATATATTATCGAGATTAAACCCAAGAAACAAACAAAGCCCCCGAATGAGAAAAACAAAAAAACTGCTGCCTATCGTAATGCTGCACTGACTTACGCAAAGAACCAAACTAAGTGGTCTGCTGCGCGAGAGTATTGTGAAGACAGGCAGATGAACTTCTTAATACTTACCGAAGATCACTTAGGAGTCTAGAACAATGGCAACAGGATTCGCCTCAATACAGCGCAACACTGTAAACAAAGATCCAGGATATAAGACACTCTTTGAAAGAGTAACTGCTGCTACAGGAGGAGAAAAGAAATCTCTATCTTGGTATCGCAACGCTGTAAAAGCAGAAGCAAGTAAATACAAAAAGAACTTCAACAAATATATCTTAGAAGAAAAGAGAGATAGAGTTGGAGCAGCAAAAGAACAAGACAAGAATGAACTACGTAGATATACAGTAGCAGGTCATCTGTATATGTTTGAGTATAAGGCAAAGATGAAGTGGTTGCCTTACTATGATAGATTTCCTCTAGTCTATTGTATTAAAGCACCAGGAAAGGATGAATTTTGGGGTGCTAACCTACATTACCTATCACCAAAGAAAAGAATCGTTACTGTAAAGAAACTCATTCAAGGTAGAGTTGACATACCTAAGGTATGTTTCCATAAATATCTCAGTAACCATGTAGAAGGTCTATATCTTGACCTCGCCGCTGATGAATGGGACACTGCCATTCTCCTGCCAACCGAGGACTATGTGAGAAATATCAATGGAATGGTATTCCCTATCGACAGACAAACTGTTTGGGAAGATACTGATGAGAAGTTCTACGATAAAATCACAGGTCAAAGAGTAGTGAGAGGATACGGCACCAAACAATCTAAGGAGATGTCTAAGTAATG